CAAATCCCTTTGCAGGGTCGAGTTGCCGTTCGCCAGACTCTTTTCAATTGGTTACAAACTGGCGATATCCAGAACCTGAATCAGATATTCACAAGCTTCCCGAAGCGCATCAACTATCAAGTCAACTCTCAGCCCGGACAGTTATCGCGCTCTGCCGTAGTTATCTTTATCCAGAGCGAAACCGAAAGCCGTATCGCTATCGGCGGTGCGCATAACGGCTGGAAGCGCGTGGATTATTCCGTCATTTTACAGGTCTATCAGCACTCTATGGAGCGAAACTCGGAAAAAGCGATGGACGATTTCGATACACTTATTGACGCTATCAAAGCAAGGTTACGAGCAGACCATAACTTCGGTGATGAATCTGAGCGCTATGTATGGCAAGGTGCTGAACCACAAATCAACACCACCTACGGAGAGCCAGCCACAAACGAAGGTGGAGCAACCGAAACCTTTGCCGAAATACAATTCCTTGTAACTGAAATGATTCAAGCATAGGAGCAACATGAAGATAACAAACAACTCACAGGGTGACCGAGTGTTCCCTACGCTTGGCATCACTCTTAAAGCAGGAGAGTCTTACGACACAGACAGCAAAAAGCCAGAAGTGGCAAAGCCAGTCGTAGCGGCTAAATTAGAAGCACCAAAACCAGTACCAACATTGTCTGCCGCGCCAGACTCGAAATTAGGAGAGTGAATAAATGACAGTACAAAATTCCGTCCGTTCCTATTTAGGTATCGCACGCGAAACCACAAAAGGAACTGTTGTAGCACCAACAGATTTTATCCCAGTAATGAAAGACAGCCTAAAGCCTGTCGATATCATCGACCCACTATACGACGAAGGTCTCCGTGGTTCGCTGGTCAAGAATTACAACTACCTACAAGGTCGTACTCGTTCAACAGTAGATTTTGGCGGCTCAGTATTTATTGATACAGCAGGATGGGCTATCGCAGGATTGCTTGGCGATGAAACAGTAACTGGTGGAAGCGCACCATACACACATGTAATCTCATTAAAGAATGCGAGCGCTGTGGGTGCAGATGCACAGCCACCTTCATACACATTGACCGACTTCTATGCGGCTGATGTGCGTTCTTATCCCGGATGCCAATTCTCAGACTTCTCATTGAAGTTCAATGCAGATGGCATGTTGGAATACGACGCTAAATCAACAGGCTGGGCTAGCGAAGTTGTAGCAACACCAACTCCAAGCTTCTCAACTGTTCTTCCTACACAGGTTTGGCACGGACGCGTAGAGGTTGCTGGCACACCAGTCTCTAACTCAATCAGCGGCAATATCGATATGAAGCGCCCAGTTACTCCTATCTACGGTATTAGCGAAACACAGAACCCTTATCAGGTGTTCCTTGGGGCGCTTGAAGTTACAGGCAAAATTAAGTTCGTAATGGAAAACGACGACCAGTTGACTAATTTCCTTACAAACACACAGCCATCATTGCGGTTCATCTGGAGTTATGGCACAGGTGCGAATGAACTTCAACTTTCAGCCGTACTTACTAAGGGTGCTTATGTCGCCGCCGCTATCGACCGAGGAACAGACATGGTCGAAATCGAAGTCGATATCAACGCGCAAGGTAATCTGACAGATGCAGGTAACACAGGTGGTTATTCTCCTATCAAATGGACATTGAAGAACGCCGTCCCTACGAATATCTATCTACCTGACTAAATAATCGTCAAGCAGGTGGGTGGTTGAATCCGAACGCCTTCCCGGATTCCCCCCACCTGCCCATCGATGTTATGATATTCGGAAGGCAACCATAGGAGGCATAATGTCAAAAGAAGTTAAATTACCATCAGGCGCGACGGTCAAATTAAAAGACCCATCATTGTTGCGCGTCAAAGACCGCAAAAAGGTCATGCGCGCAGGTGACAATTTACAAGGCGATTTATCAAAAGCATTAGCACTCGGAGATGCAATTATTGCGATGCTCGTAGAAGAATGGTCATTCGATTTAATCATTCCTTCTGTCAAACTTGAAACTCTAGATGAACTAGAAATTGCAGATTACGATGCACTTGTTGAAGCGACTGCGGATGCGCAAAAAGCGTTGTTCCCAAACCTCGCTAAAACGAACGATTCCGAGGCAGACCCAAAAGCGATTACCGCCGTCTCCAACGATTAAGATGGATACTTTCTGGCGGTCAAAGGCATGAGTCTTTCGATTATCCTGACGAAGCTTGGTATTACTACCAGATGGCAGACCGCTTTGGTTGGACACCCGACCAAGTAGATGAAATACCTGCTGGAACTGCCGATTGGTTATTAGCAATAGCCTCTACTGTAGATGAAGTAAAAGTTGAGAAGGCAGAACAGGCTAGGAACTGATGGGCGCTATTGTCGTCACTAACCTTAGCCAAGTCATGGCTGGAATGACTAACTACGAACGCAAAGTAGAAAAGGCTGGCGAAATTGCCATTACGCAAGCCGCTTTAGCCATCGAACGCCAAGCAAAACTCAACGCTAATACAGGCGTACATCCGCGCGGACAAGGACATATCAAAGGCACAGGTCCGGGTCCAAATGTGGTCACAGGAACTTTGCGTCGGTCTATTACTACAGAGGTGCGATACGGGTTCGGCACTTACATAGCCACAGTCGGTCCAACAGTCGAATATGCGCGCGCAGTAGAACTTGGAAATCCGCGTTGGAAATCAGGCGTGCGGTATCCTTTCCTCATACCAGCAGTTGGGTATCTCGTCGGCAACGGAACGCTGAATAGAGTATTCACACGCGCCTTTACGACAGCATTGAGGGGATAACATGGCGTCTTCACCTATCCCACCAATGCTTATCGAATTACAACTTGAAACTGCAAAAATTCAAGCACAGATGCAGCAACTCACGGGCAAATTTGAGCAATTTGGAAAGTCAGTTGAAAAACAAGGCGGCTTCCTAGAGAAATTCAAAGCAACAGCCGCAGGTGTATTTACTGGCGGTCTTATGGTGCAGGGTTTAAATGCCATCAAACAAGCCTTCAGCGAGGCTATAGCGGACGCAGACCTGTACGAGAAAACAATTGCTAAAACCAACGCTGTAATCGAATCTACGGGCAATGTAGCAGGTATTTCTACCAAGGCATTATTAGACCAAGCTACCGCGCTTGAACAACTATCAGCCGTCGATGAAAATGTAATCTTAAACGGCGAAAACATTATTGCTACTTTCACGCAAATCAGAAATGTGGCTGGCGAAGGTAACGACATATTTAATCAGACCACAAAAGCGGCTCTCGATTTATCCGTAGCGCTCGGTCAGGATATGCAGAGTTCTGCTATTCAATTAGGTAAGGCGCTCAACGACCCTATCAAGGGTGTATCTGCACTACAGCGTGTCGGTGTGACTTTCGACGCGCAACAAAAACAAATGATTAAAACGATGGTCGAGGCTGGCGATACTCTCGGCGCTCAAAAAGTTATTCTCGCAGAAGTGAATCGCGAATTTGGTGGAGCCGCAAAAGCCGCAGGAGACACTTTCGGTGGAGCGGTAACGAGAGCAAAAGATAAAGTTCAAGATTTCACGCGCGACGCTCTATTAACTATTCAACCAATCTTGCTCAATGTCGGTAAGGCTATTGGGGAATTATTTAACACTTATCTTGCGCCATTATTTAAATGGCTTACTAAAAATAAAGAAGCGATTATTGCGTTCGGTGCCGTAATTCTCACCGCTATTACTGCTTTGAAACTTTATCACGCGGCTTTGGCTATCGGTAAAGTAATTCAAGAACTCTACGCAGTCGCGACTGTGCTTATGAAGGGTGCTCAATTAGCGTCTATCGCTTCGACTAACGGCATGGCGGCATCTATGTTGGCTCTCAACGCGGCTATGCGAGCCAACCCAATAGGAATCGTAATTACAGCAATCGCATTATTAGCCGCTGGATTCGTAATTCTTTGGAATAAGTCTGAAGGTTTCCGCTCAGCGATGATTAAAGTTTTCCAAGTCCTCGTGAATGGCGCAGGATATATTGTTGGTGCGATAGGCAAGCTTCTAGAATTAGCCAGCAAGATTCCGGGGATTGGCGACAAATTTAAAGGTATAGCGAGCGCAGTAAATGATGCTGCTAATGATGTCCGTAAATTCGGCGATAATCTCAATAAATTAAAAGACACAAAAATTGCTTTGCCTTCATTCGGCACAAAAACAGAAAACAAAGGTAAATCTGGCGGCGCTGATGCACCTACCACTATTACTGCCGACCAAATTAAAGCGGCTAAAGCCGCCGCTAAAGAGCGAGCAGATTCTATAGCGAAAGCGAATAAAGAAGTTGTAAAGATTTACGACGATATGAACAAGGCTATTGCTGATGGTAACGAGAAAGCCGCAGAAGCGTTGAAAAAGCGCGACGAAGCCGTTGCTGACACTAAGGCTAAATACGCCAAAAAAGAACTTGCAATTATCGCTAAGAAAAATGAAGAATTAGCGGCTAATGAAAAAAAATGGAACGACGCTTACAAAAAGGCTTATGCTGACAATGAAGCCGAGATTACCAAGATTAAAGAAACTTACGAAAAGAAGCGCGCCGACATTGAAGAACGCTACACCGAAACCAAAGCCAAACTCCAAGCCGATGCGCAAAAGAAAATCGCTGACGCGACAGCAAAAGCGGCAGAAGACCAAGCCAAAATTGTTCAGCAATCTATTGACAGGCTTCGTAATGCGTTCGCTTCTGGAACTGCCGCAAGCATTACTGAGATATTCAAGGCTGGCGCTACCAGCGCTGACAAGATGCTGGAGCAATTGAAGTCTAAATTACAAGCCGCAAAAGAATTACAAAAGAATGCCGCCGCGCTCGCCGCCGCAGGTTACTCACAAACCTTTATTGAAGATGTAGTCAAGAATGGTCCAGAAATTGGCAACCAGATGGCTGCCGCATTGCTCGATGCCTCGGACGAAACCAAGAAACAACTACAAACTTTGTATGGTCAAGTCAATGACATCTCTAATCACGGCGTAGATGCTCTTGCTAAAACCATGAATCAAGGCGGCAAGCTTGCCACGCAAGAACTTATGGATGCTTACAATCAAGTACCTAAAGACCTTGCCATCACTTTGGCTGACATAAATAACCAGTTAACTACCGATTTAGCGAGTGCGCAAAAAGAATACGCCAATTCTATGGCTGAAGCCGCTTCAACACGCGATGCGGCAATCGCAGATTCTAAGGCTAAATTGACGGAAGCATTGACAGCCGCAGATGAAGCGTTAGCAGAAGCCAACACCGCCACGATGAAAGAGTTTAACGATGCGATGGCTGAGAATGCCGCTAACCTTGCGGAAGCCTTGGCGAATATTCAAAAAGATTACGAAGACACTATCGCGCAGATTGCGGAAAACACAAAAGCCAAGCTTGCAGAATTACAGGCTTCTCTAGCCGCCGTAGCCGCTACATTGGCAGAACTGGGAGCCAAGCAAGCCTCTATCAACGCTATCAACAACGCTCCTGTTTATATACCGCCTACTGTGGTGCCTCCTACGACTACTCCATCTGCTTCCGCTAATAACAACACCGTGAATAACAACAACAACATTGTTCAAACATTTGTCACTCCGCAAGCCGACCCAGCCGATGTGCATTTGGCAACACTTTCAGCGATGAAATATGGCAATGCGATTACGGTCAATACAACTACTCTTGAAGGAATTATGAAAGCTAGTGTTATGCCTAACAATTCTAATTCAGGGTCGAAATCTTTAAGCGCTAGTTTAAGGGATAGATAATGACTACATTAACGCAACAATATTCTTTTGCATTTAAAAATCTAGTTTTTGGCGGTACAGGTTCGCCTTATCAAATCCTCAGCGTAGATGGTCTTGAAGGCGTTCCGGGTATCCGTAACCAAGATGACAACCGAGGCTATAACGATGGTATGTTTACAGGACGCGACTTTTATTCCGGCAGAACTATCAGCATGATTATCCAAATTTTAGGCGACGGCTCTAACAGCGCCCAAGCTAATCTCAACACATTACAACGCTATCTTTTGCCGCAGACCCAAGGAACTACCCCGTTGTATTTTCTTTTGGGTTATGGCGAACAAGAGCAGGTTATTAACGGACGCGTTCGCGCATTCCGAGCGCAAATCAACCCTGAATATACCTATGGCAAGATTATCGCTCAGGTCGATTTTTTCTGTCCTGACCCTACTTACTATGACATAAATGTCCAAACTGCAACTTTGGCTTATTCAGCGCCTACGGGTCGTATCTATAACCGTACCTATAATCTGGTCTATGGTGGCGGTTCGGCTACGCTTTCGACCACGATTGCGAACACAGGGTGGGCTACGACTTATCCGACCATAACTTTATATGGACCGATTATCGACCCTGTTTTAGGTAATGCGACAACAGGGCAAGCGTTATATTTCACAGGCACTTTCGTCGCTAACGATGTTCTCGTAGTAGACTTGTATAATAAATTAATCACGCTTAACGGCAGCGCGGCTCGAAACCTTTTGAGTTCTGGCGAATGGTTTGCGGCACCATCGGGTAACAGCATATTTACCTTATATGGAAGCGGAACTCTCGCAGGAACAACGGAGGCTGTAATCACATGGCAGTCTGCATACATTTAGGAGAAACATGACATTACAATCGCCTCCATCGTGGCTACAAGCAGGTTCCTACCCTGCGCAATATGACCGCCTAACAGCGCAAGCATTGTGGGCTACCACAGGCATTATCGGTAGTTCATCTTTGGCTGTCACCGCTAATTCTCCGGTCGGTATGTCTGTTCGTGTTGCATCAGGTTGGGCGGCTATTGTTGGTACAACTACAAGTAATATGGGCGTTTATACAATTTACAATGATGCTATAGAAGCTTTAACAATCACGACAGCAGACCCTACAAACCCTCGTATCGACCTTATTTGCGCAACAGTCAGAGATGCTTATTATTCAGGCGCTAATAACGATGTGATTTTTCAAGTTATCGCAGGAACTCCTGCTGGTTCTCCTAGCGCTCCTGCCCTCCCTGCTAATTCAATTTCTTTAGCGACTGTGGCTGTTGGTGCGGCTGTAACTCAAATCAACTCAGGAAACATTACAGATACACGCACAGATGTCGGCACGAATTTACCCGGAGACATCACATCAGTCACCGCAGGAGCAGGTTTGACAGGTGGTGGCACAAGCGGAGCCGTGACTTTGTCCGCGAGCATCGCTACTAACGCGCAAACAGGTACGACTTATACCTTGGCTTTGTCCGACAATGGCAAGCTTGTGACGCTTAGCAACGCTTCGCCTATCGCGGTTACAATACCGCTTAACAGTTCAATAGCATTACCAGTAGGTGCTGTTATTATGATGTCATCTTTTGGAGCAGGAGCGGTAACTATTTCAGGAGCAGGAGGCGTAACCGTGGTTTCAACAGGAGCAACAGCGGCAAGTCCTGTAATACGCACTCAATATTCGTCTGTCGGCGCTATCCAAACCTCTGCGAATAACTGGTTAGTGATAGGTGATTTAATCTAATGTCAATAATTTCAGTTGTTTCTTCTTCAGGTCCAGTCAAACCCAATGCTCCTACAATTGGAACTGCAACAGGTGGAAACGCAAGTGCGTCAATTACTTTTACTGCTCCTACTTTCACAGGGCGTGCGGCTATTACTTCTTACACAGTCACATCATCACCCGGAAGCTTGACAGGAACAGGCGCATCTTCACCTGTTACAGTCTCAGGGCTTTCCAATGGAACGGCTTATACATTTACCGTAACTGCAACTAATGCCGCAAATTTAACATCTGCGGCTTCTGCGGCTTCTAACTCTGTTACTCCTGTTGCTCCTAAGCCAGTTGTTACAGGTGGAACACTTACATCTGATGCAACTTATTATTACAGAACATTTACTGGTAATGGAACTCTTGGAGTTTCTGTTGCAACGCTTACTGCAGACTATGTTCTTGTATCAGGTGGTGGTGGCGGTGGTGGTACTTATCGCAACAGAACACCTGCATTTGGAGCACAAGGCGGCGGTGGCGGTGCTGGTGGCGTAAAATTGTTATCTTCACAATCATTGGCTGTTAATAGTTACGCAGTAACTATTGGTGGTGGAGGTTCTGCGGGTTCTGGAAGCAGTTCTGGCAGTCAAGGAACAGCATCAAGTTTAGGTGGCAGTTCAAGCACTGGTGGCGGTAGTGGAGGTGCAAATGGTTCTACTGACACAATAACAGGTGGCTCTGGTGCTGGCGGATCCTACTACTGGTGTGCAAGTTGTGGTTCTTCAGGTCGTTATAACGGTGGTGCTGGTACGAGTGGAGAAGGAAATGCTGGCGGTGCTGGTTATCTAATTTCAGGTTATGAACAACGCGGTGGTGGTGGTGGTGGCGGTGGCGGTGGCGCTGCAGGTAACACACCAACTGCAACCGATACTGGAGGTGCTGGCGGTAGCGGTACAACTGTCTTTGGAACCACTTATGGTGGTGGCGGTAGCGCTGGAAGCGGCGGTACAGGTGTTGTTGCAGGTGGTTCTGGTGGCGGTGGTTCTGGTGGTTGCAGTTCTTCTTCTACTTCTCCTACTGCTGGAGGAACAAATACAGGCGGTGGAGGTGGAGCAAGATTTATGTTGACTAATGGAACTGCTGCTGGCGCAGCAGGCGGTTCAGGAATTGTTGTTGTCCGATACACGAAAGCGCAGGTGGACTAATGTCACATTGGGCTGAACTTGATGAGAACAATGTCGTTTTGCGTGTTCTCGTTGGAGATAACAACGATCCAAATGGTGATGAAGGGTATCAATGGTTAATTGATAATCTTGGGGGTACTTGGGTTAAAACTTCTTACAACGCAAACATACGCAAAAATTTTGCTGGTATAGGTTTTATTTATGATGAAATCAATGATGCATTTGTACCACCTAAACCTAATGGTATAGGGTGGACTCTCAACAAAGAAACTTTCCGTTGGGAGAATGAAATCATTGGAGATCTTCAAGAATAATTTTTTACCTAATTTTGTAATTAAAGAGGGCACCTCTAACAATGTATCTATTGTTAATCACAATGGTACTTGGCGTTTGTACGGTGATGGATTGCAATTTATGCAACTTATTACTAAATCAAATAGAGAAGTAAAAGAACTTTATTCTTCTTATGATTTAGCCTATGGTGATGTTCTTATTACTGGTTTAGGTTTTGGAATTATTGCTTTATGGACATGCAATAAACCTGAAGTAACATCTGTTACGGTTGTTGAAAATTCTCAAGATGTAATTGATTTGTTTCTTGCTAACAATAAAGTGCCAAATAACATGACAATTATTTGTGCTGATGCAAATAATTACACAACAAATAAACATTACAATTGTTTGTTACTTGATCATTTTAGTGATGATGTAGAAGATGCTTTTACTTATGCAAAAATAAAAAAAGTGTCTGAAAATTTATCTCATGATTTGTTTTGGTTTTGGTCATTAGAAGAAAAATACGCTGATAAAATGTATAACATTTCTCACAAAGATTTGTACATTGAACCAATTGATTTGTCAAATTACAATTTTGGGCTTAAATGGCAAGCGTGGAAAAAGTTTTTACAAATACCTACCCTTCCTAATGTTGCGTCTGACAAAATTCAAGAGTATGTTGAACTGTACACAAATAGAAGGTAGGCAAAATGAAAATTATTTTTACTGATGTGGACAATCCTGAAGGGGTATTGGAAAAACCAAAACCTGCTAGTGAGTACATTCCCGATTGGTATAAAAAAGCAAAATCTTATACAAGTCCTAGTGGCAAAAAAGAACCATCATTAGATGGAACTCCTTATGCAACTGTAAAACGCTGTATGCCTTTATGGGATTTGATGACGGCTGGGTACATCATTGAAACACCGTATGACATTTATGTGCGTCAAACTCCAGATGGACCTTATTTTCAATGGGGAGAGATGACGGCAGTCGCGTTCCAATCTATGGAACAATTTCAAAATCACCCTTATTCACGCGACATAAGTTACGCAACAAGAATTGTCCACCCATGGAGCATTAAAACGCCTAAAGGTTGGTCGATCTTGGTATGCGAACCACAGCATCACGAACCTAGACCGCTCATTTGTGCTAATGGAATCGTAGATACTGATGAATACTCTTTGCCTTTTAATATGTTTTTCAAGTTAAGAGACCCGAATTTTGAAGGAATGATACCTGCCGGAACTCCTTTTATACAAGTAATTCCATTTAAGCGTGAAAATTGGACATCCAAATTAGGCGGTAAAAAAGAAAAAGCAAAACACACATCTGACCTGCGCAAATTTACTACGGTATTCTTTGACCGTTACAAGAAGTTTTGGTGGAAACGGAAAGAGTATAAATAATGACTACTACCTATCGGTACTTATTCGCTGACCTTCTCACCAACGAAATCATCGGCGAACTCCCACTCACAGGCGTAAGCTTCACAGAACAATTAAATCAAGCAGGAACATTCCAAGGACATTTGCTTTTATCGGGTGTTAATTCTGCGGCTTTCAATGTGGCTAATTCCACTATTCCCGGAAGATGCGCTTTGTATGTGGATAGAGATGGCGTGTTGGTTTGGGGCGGTATTGTTTGGGGGCGCGAATACAGCAGTACCGCGCAAACGCTAACCTTTCAAGCGCGCGAGTTTGAGTCTTATTTTGAACGGCGTCGTATCACGCAGACTGTTGCTTTTACTAACATAGACCAACTCACAATCGCACAAACAATTATTACTAACGCGCAAGCGGTAGCGTCAGGCAACATCGGAGTTATAGTCGGTGCGGAAACTTCGGGCGTTTTGCTTTCACGCACATATTATTCTTACGAACTCAAAACAGTTTATGGCGCGCTCCAAGATTTATCACGCGGACAAAACGGGTTCGATTTTAACATCGCTATCGGTTATGTCGCTGGCGTTCCTACTAAAACTTTAGAACTCGGTTATCCGCAATACGGCGCTGTCTATAATCCTGCCGACCCTGCCGCACCCGTCTTCGAATTTCCTGCTGGCAACATGGTGGAATATGTGTATCCAGAAGATGGGTCTATTGCCGCGAATACAGTTTATGCGTTAGGTGCTGGCTCTAACGAAGGCAAACTTATAGAAGCTTATCAAGTCGCAGATTACTTAACTGCTGGTTGGCCATTGCTAGAAGACCAAGGCAATTATTCTGATGTGACTGACGCAACCTATCTCGCGCAATTAGCAGAAGGACAAGCAATTGCGACTGCTTACCCACCTACAACTCTCAAAGTCGTAGCACCACCTAGTCAAAATCCAGTTTATGGCACCTACACAATCGGAGAGCAAGCGCGCGTTATTATCACCGATAACCGATTCCCAAACACATTAGACGCTATTTATCGCATAGTTGGATTATCTGTTCAACCCGGAGAAGATGGACCGGAACGCGTTACAATCACCTTCACACTTCCAACTACACCCGTAGCGTGAGGCAACATGGCATACATAAATCAACCAGCAGACTTACGCATCGTCTTCGCTGCGCTAGATGACAGATTACGCAAATTAGAAACTGCTACGCGCTTTACCTTTCCTAATGTAACATCAGACCCAACAGATTATCGCATTGGTGATGCGTGGTTAAATATCACGACCAACCAAGCCAAGATAGTCGATAAAAACGGGACTATAAGGATATTAAACTGGACATGAGCATAGAACAATGGGTCGGTATAGCAGTCGGCGTGACTACTTTGGTCGGCGGCTTCGCGATGTCGGTGCGTCACCTCGTCAAGCATTACCTAGCGGAATTACGACCTAACGGCGGCTCCTCAATAAAAGATAAAATTAAAGATATAGACGGCAAAGTGGACAAGCTTGAACTACGCGTAGATGAAATTTACCGATTATTAGTGGAGAAGGCATGATAGATATAAAAAACCTGCTGGCAATTTGTGCGAGCAATCTTGGTTATACCGAGACAGGCAACAACGACACAAAGTTTGGCAAGTGGTTCGGGCTGAATAATCAGCCTTGGTGCGCCATGAGCGCAAGCAAGATGTATTTTGACAACGACGCTATAAAGTCCGTCAGCGATAAAGCCAAAGGCTACGCCTCTTGCGATGCATGGTTGAAGTATTTGACCAAAAACAATCAATTAGTGCCAATAGGACAGGCTCAGGCTGGCGACCTTGTATTTTTCCAGTTCGACGCAGACGCAGAACCTGACCATGTAGGAATCTGCAAAGGTCACAACACGACGCTGAAATATATGTATGTTTATGAAGGTAATACCTCTAGCGGCAAAAAAGGTAGCCAGAGCAATGGCGATGGATACTATTTGAAGAAGCGCACCTACGATACAATTATGGCTGTCGCGAGACCGAAAGGGTAAAAATGAGTCACCTCTCTAAAAAACAAATCGCAATTATTAAGTCTTATCTCCGTGGTGTGGGTATCGCCGTTATGCCTCTCTTGGCTATCAACGAGACCAGACCACAGGCTTATCTCTATGCTGTCCTAGCAGGTGTCGTAGCACCAGCAGTACGCGCAGCAGATAAGAACGACACAGCATTCGGTCGCGTAGCAGACCCAATCGCTGATGACATCGACAAGCTTGTAAAAGCAGATAAGAAAAAGTCCAAGTAAGACCAACAATTTAATAGCCGAACTCCCTGTGGAAACACGGGGAGTTTTGCGTTTCGTGAGCAGACAAACCACGATTCGTGCGCTACCATTTCTGCTAAGTAGGCAACATGGGACTCGCAGACAAATTAAAAGAAGTATCGGTTATAGATAAGAACACTTTCTGTGCTTACAAAGCGATGTACGATTCTTTATCGGATGCAGATAAAAAAGCATTAGATGACGCTTGGGCTAGGAAAGTTCCTTCTGCGACTATCTTGGAAATCTTGCGTTCCGAGAACATCAAGAGCAGTAACGAATCTATAAAGCGGCACAGGTCGGGAGCGTGCAAGTGTCCAAAGCCGACAAAATAAATGGGATACTCGCGGACAGGCAGACCATTTACGGCGACGCTCACAAGAATTTCGCTATCACAGGCAGAATTTGGGGAGCGCTTTTATCTATTGACGATATTCCTGCATGGCAGGTCGCGCTTATGTTGGACGCTTTCAAATCCGTCCGATGTATTGCGGCACCTGCTTACGAGGATTCGTGGCAGGACAAGCTTGGGTACACCCAGCACGGACTAGAGATAGCGATGACAGATGAGCCTTGAAGATAAATTCAGCGCACTACCGGAGGGCATTGAATCTACCGATGTAATCGAATTACGACGAGCGCTCATGCGCACCCAGAAGAAACTTTTGCAGACTAAACAAAGGTCGGATGAACTGGTAGAGGCAACGCACCAAGCCGCTTACGACGCGATGCTCGCAATGGGAACAATACCGCCCGTACCTGAACCTCAACTACCGCCACACAGCAAGCGCCAAGAAGTTGCGTTATGGCATTTGACAGACTGGCAAGGCGCAAAGAAAACTGTTACCTACGATTCCGAAGTCATGCGCAAGCGCGTATTGTCTTTTGCGGAAAAGGCAATCCGTATCACTGAGATACAAAGAGCCGACCACCCCGTCAATGATGTGACAATCATGTTCGGTGGCGACATGGTGGAAGGTTTATTTAATTTCCCTAGCCAAGCTTTTGAGATTGACGCAACGCTATTTGAGCAATATGTCAATGTGTCTAGGCTTTGCGTGGATGTGGTTCGGTTCGCTCTGGCTAATTACAAAAAGGTGACTGTGGTTCCGGAATGGGGCAACCATGGAAGAATCGGAAGCAAGCGCGACAATGTTCCGCGCTCGGATAATTTTGACCGAATGTGTTACGAATTGGCTAGGCAGTTACTCGCAGGTGAGAAGCGTTTAGTCTGGCAGGAATGCCCAGAAGATATACAAAGAGTTGAGATTGGAAACTACAAAGCGTTGCTGATTCACGGAGACGAGGTCGGTCGTAATGGCTTCGCGAGTCCCGGAGCGATAGTTCAACACGCTAATCGTTGGCGTTCAGGTTCTTACCCTTGGGAGTTTAGAGATGTTTACATCGGGCACTATCACACGCACGCTGAATGGGCTATGGCGAACGGACAAGGCTCTGTCTATCAAACTGGAAGCACCGAATCGGATAACCGCTATGCTGGCGTTATGCTCGCCGCCAGCGCAACACCTTCTCAGCGCCTTCACTTTATTGACCCAACAAAGGGTCGCGTTACCGCATCATACAAAGTTTGGCTTGACTAATGGAAAAAACGATAGAGATTTTATTAACGGAACAACGCGACGCGATTTACAACGCAATCATTAACGCTAAAGCGCCGGAGGCTCGGACTTGGATACACGCGATTTTATTTGAGCAAGCCAAAATTCAGTTCGCTCGCTTGGCTTTGGAAACTAAGATTCCTCATCAGTTAGGTGAGTAATCCAAGTTTTACCTGTTCGGTCTTGTAACGCAATCTGCACCGCGCCGCCCGAATAGACATCGTATTTAATCGCGGTCTTCACGGCGGCTTCAAGAATAGATACAGCCTCTTGCCAATCATCTACATCTTTGATTCCCAAAGCATGAGCCGCCCCAAGAGCCAATTCCATGCCGGAACCCGTCACATAAATTTTGTCGCCTGTGCGTTCGATTCCGTAAGCTTCGTCAATCAGATACAGCGTTCCATTGACGGCAACAATAAATTCGTTGTCGTGTTGCGCCACATCGCCATCGTCTTTCATGTCGTAGCCTGACTTAATAAAGGCGGTGCGCATAGCTGGTAGGAATTTATTGACCATAAATTTGTCAAGGTTATTTTTGGGTGCGCGAGGTGGTGTGAAGGAATGCTGGATTAGGTTCATGCCGCGAACCAACCCTGCGGCGGCGACTAGGTACTTTCCGTTGGCGGCAATTTTGCCCATGGGAGAACAGTCGCCCGATAAATGGTAAGAAGTGGTTTGGCTATCGCCAGCAATCATGCACCAGTCTTCGTGTTGGATGGCGATTAGAGTAGTCATGAGCGTATCTTCCCATTTATTACGAGCGCGACGCGCCGTAGGAACACCCTAGCGCAACAAACCGTAATTTTAGGGGCATAATTGACCCCAACAGGGCGGTCAGCGCCCCCCAACGGAAGGCAAGCACATGGCAGGAAAGTTCGACTTAGAAGCTTATGAAACGGTAGAAGTCAGATTACGCCGTCTTTACACAGCGCATCCACAAGCAAGGGTTCTCACCGACTTGGTATTTCACGATGAGCGCCGTTTTATTATCAAGGCTGAGGTTTATTTAACCACAGACGATATGACTCCCGTAGCAACAGGTTACGCAGAAGAAATTGTTGGCGCTTCACCTGTCAACAGAACCTCTGCTCTAGAAAATGGAGAGACCAGCGCAATCGGGCGCGCAATCAACAACTCCGTTCTTTGTTTATTAGCGCCAGAAGGTAAGCGCCCAAGCCAGCAAGAAATGGAAAAGGTACAGCGTTACGACAAAGAACCACGCAAGCCAATCAAGCCAGCGCGCACATACACAGAAGAAGAATTAGCGAAAGCCAAGTTCGCGTTGGAACACGAAGTCCCGATTATTGGTTTCGTTGATGAAGCACGACGCGTATGGGATGTGTATAAGGACATTCTGGAAGCGCCAGTCAATGGCACAACTTTAAAAGATGCACTCAACGCCAAGGTATTGAGCCTTCAATAATGTACCAGCGCACA